TTTCTTGGTTACCTCTGGCTTGCCCTTGACCAGTTTGTCGTACTGAGCAGCCTTCCAAAGAGTCAGAACAGCCCTGCTATCGTAAACCTGCGCTAGATCCTCATCCGTGAAACCAACCTGCTTCGCATAGCTCCGGATTTCATTGCGAACGGTTGTACCTTTCTCTGGATCTGCGAACTCCGGTATCGCTTGAGACAGTTTCTGCTGCTCTTCAGCCACCAACTGCTGCAACCTCTGCTGATGCTCCGTTTGTTGCTGTAACGCAAGACGTTGCCTCTCAGCCTGAATCGCATACAACTGCTGCTGACGCTGCTGCTGCTCCGCGACCTTCACCGCATAACCAATCGGATCAGATTCCTTCAGCGCATTCAAATCCTCTTGCGGTTCCTGATGGCTCAACACCTGCTCGATCATCTGCAAGCGTTGAGCATATTGGTCACGCAAGGTTTTCGCTTGCTCTACAGCAGCCTTCTCAGCCTCTACAGCCTTTCGCTGCTCTGCAAGCGTCTGGGTTTTCTGAGTGTAGTCCCGGCCCTGCTGATAGCCTTTGATCAAGTCATCGAGCGTTACCTCTACCTCCTCACCTGCCGCTTTGATACGGTAGCGAGGAGTTTCCTGCTCTACTTCCTGCTCTTCGGCTTCAGGCTGCTGAATCTGTTCTTCCTGGGCTTCAGGAGTCGGCTGTTCGCCTTCCTCACCACCCATTAGTCCCATGATCGCAGCAGCACCAGTATTTACATCCAGCGGTACACTTCCATTCGGATTGGTGTCCATTCAAACCCCTAAAGTATCTTCCATCGTTTAGACCGAATCTCAGTCGTTTCTGCTATCGCTTGGAAATGACTATAGATTTGATCTATTGCACGAATCATTTTATACGCTGATTCGCGTTTGTCAATTTCATCATCCGAGGATGACGTTATGACATCCAAATGCATCTGTCTGAGATATTGCATTTCGTTTTTGAAAGCATCATCCAGAAGAAGATTTGCAGCCCTATCTGGGGTCATCCTCATCCTGGGATCTCAACGTTACGAGTAATCCCAGCACCGACCTTGGCTGCTTTCAACTGAGCCTCAACTTGGAATTCAGCCTGCTTCAACTCTAGTTCAGCCGCCGCCTTTTCCCTTGCAAGCTGAATATCTGCTTGAGCCTTCATCCTCTGAGTTTCAATCGCAGCCATTGCTTTCTGCTGCTCAATCTGGATCTGCGCCTGTGCTTGAGCCATCATTGCATCCAGCGCAGGATTCTGCTGCGGTTGTTGCGGAGGAGGATTGGACAGAGCCTGATCTTGCTCAGGAGTGATGTCCTTAAAGAACTCGCTGGAGTCCTTGAACCCTGCCGCCTCGATAAACCTTCCAAGAGTCATCCGATACTGACCAAGAGACACCAACGGGTTAGCAGGGCCAAGCGTCTGAAGGATCTGCTCCTGCTTCGCCAGCACCATCTGAAGCATTGCCATCTGTTCTTGCTTAGTTCCAGTCCCAAGACCGACAGAGATGCTGACATCGTACTGATTCGACCACTCTCGCGGATCCATCTCAATGAACTTGCCACGCATCCGAATGATGGTTGGCTTGTCCTGGTACTTGCAAACAAGCTGAAGAATGCCCTTGAACAGGCTTTTAACACCAGTCTCAGCAAAGATACGAGCGATCAGTTCTAGTTTGCCCTGCTGTGCGCTTGTAACGGCTGCTACAGCCGCTGCTGTGACATTGGCTAGTACGTTAGGATCAATCCCCTGCTGCGCGTCTGACACGCCTGTGCGCTTCTGCTGAACCTGATCAAAGTATTCCAACATCGGGAATGCTTGAGCGGCAACAGGAGTAACTGCCAGCGGCACAACAGCAGTGGGGTTCTTCAGCCTGACGACACCACCAGGAGTGACGTTAAGCAAGTCATCCAGATTGACCTGACCCTCTACAGCACCGACCCTTGCGTTGTTTGTGAGATACAGGTTATCCAGCATTTGCCGCACGATTGTGGACTTAATTAACTGAATGTCCATCGTTCGATCAGCAAGTGACTGACCAAAAAATTTGTGCGGGATCGGGATCGGGCAGATAACGTGGAACGGACAGTAATCAGTCTGCTCGTTGCTCAGGATCTCGTTGTTGCTGTAGACAATCCTGCGAAACTCTGCAATACCATCCTCGTCTACGTCAACGTAGATATAGCACTCAAACACCTCGATCTCTTGCATGGCAGGATCAAGGCTATTCTGCTCAAAAGGCTCTTCACCAGGACTGTAACGCGCGATCTTTTCCTCGGTGAAGTCCAAACTGTTGTAGACAGGGAGGTTGTCCACAATCTCGGGATCGAAACCCATCTGGATCAGTTCAGTCCTCGGAACCAATGTGCGATGCGCCATGAACGGAGCATCCTGCATCGTCTTAGCTCGCTTGGAGACGATCAACTCTTCCGGTGGGACATTCTCAATGACGATGTTGCCGTGTTTGTTAGACTTGCGAACAACAACGTTGAAGAACTGGATCGCCATCATCTGACCATCCGGGCCTTGCATCTCCTGCTGCACAACTTCCTGAGCAACAATCTGCCTAGACTGATCAGACATCAGCAGGACAAGTTCAGTCTCCGAGAGGTTCTGATACACCTCCTCGATAACGTCGATCTTCTCGTCCCAATAGCACTTTACCGTTCCAGTTTTCTGAAGTAGAGCATCCTTAAACCAATGATGCAAAATCTGGAAACCTGGGTTCTGTTTGTAGAACACCCAGTTTGCGTATTCGGTGCTCTGTTTTGCACCCTCTTCGTCACCCGGCCCAACAGGTTCAAACCGAACGATGTCGTCTGATGCGGTGAATACTCGGATCAACTGAGGGAGAGCACCATCAATAGCTTCTGCGACCTCGCCAGTGACGATCTGGCTACGCCCCTCTACCTCGTTCCCATACGGGTTTCTGAGGTAGTAATCCATCGATAGTGCGCGTTCTTCGGTCGTCTCTGTATCGAGATACCCAATCGCATCATCGATTTCAGCAGAGACAATTGCCTTCAGTCTGCCTTCGTCCATTTTTCCGCTCGCTTTGTGTACGGTCGTTTCTCAGGCTGTAATTCCTTGACCTGATTTTCCAGTCGATCAATCCGATCAGTTAGCTCTTTGACAACCTGATCGAACATTCTGCGATCAACAATATAGCCTTGCGGAATAATCATACCACCCACCTCGTATTATTTTTCAATGGTTTGCCCCAGTCGTCATTCGACATCATGTCCAACGATTGAGCCAAATACCTCCACGCATCTGCTGCGTGGCTATGCTCATCGTGCAGCGGAGCGCCCGGCTCGTTCGTCACCTGATTGACTGCTCTGCGATACCGCTTCAGGTGGTTAACAAGCTCCATGCACCGTTCAGCATCGAAATACGCTCTCGGAAACACTTGCCTTGCCAGTCTGATACCTTCCTCCGGATTGCCCCTCGCCAAGACCTCTACAGACCTTCCAAGGCTTTGCAGCATCTCCTGTGTGGATTTGCCTGACTTGAAGTCTCTGTGCGCTCCATCGTGCGGAATGAAGTCTGTACCCCAGTTCCACTTCCGTTCCTGAAGTTGCATGACGTATGAATCAATCGTCCTGTGACTGTCCTCGATGTAATCAACCACCCTGATTTCCGAGGCAACCTTCTGAACGCAGATGATCGACATACTGTCGTTCCATCCTAAGTCCCAGACTGTATGCACCTTCAGCAGCGGATCGACAGGCACATTCCTGATGCGACCCTCTCGCTGGATGGTTTCCATCTCACTAGCGTAGATCGCACCTTCAACAGCAGGACGACACCGGCCCTCCCAGGTTGTCAGATACCCTGTCGGATCTCGGTCTAACCAGTCTCTGCGCTCTTTGTCTAGCTCTTCCGGGAACCAAGGATTGTCCGACCAGTTGACCTGACAGATCCAACTTTCAGCGGGTGGATGCGTCACAAACCTCGTGAACGTCTCATCCGTATCAAGTTCAGGGTTGAAGCTCACCCATATCTCTGACCCTGGCTTGCGAATCGTTGGAATCAGAATATCCCATGATCGCTTAGTAACAACCTGAGCCTCTTCCACCCAGCAGATGTCTGTGCCTTCGTAAGACTTCAGGTTTGCAACACCCTGCTGTCTGATCCCTGCAAACGTAAACTCTGTGCCGTTCCTGCCAAGGATCTTTGTCTCCTGAACCTCGTAGAACTCATGCAGGTTCAACAGGTCGATCTGATCCTTCAGCAGCCTATGGACAGACTCTTGAATGCTTTTCTGAGTCTCCCTAGCACACAGAACACGGATAGGCTTGCTTGCACCTATCGCTACCAATGCACGAGCAGCAGACCATGATTTGCCTGAACCCCGTCCACCGTGAAGGATCTTGTATCGCTTCGGCTGAAACAGCGGAAGCAACTTACTCGGAATCTCGACCTTCTGCCTCAACTCCGACCACCTCTAAGATTGCTGATGTTTTGATTGGCTCCCCATCAAGGCCTGAATGCTCGACAACCTGCTTTTCTTTCCATCCAGCCCTTGTCTTGAGCCAGAATATCATCGCTGTAGTGTTGCCTGCTTTGGCCTGCTGGAACAACGTCTGAGCAACTGCGGCGTTAGCCTCCATCCGCCCATCTGTCAGTTCCTTCTTGTAGTGCTTGGTGAGTGTGTCGTGGTCAATCTCTAGCTTGTCTGCAATGTCGGTATAGCGCACTCCGACAGCAGATAGCGTCTTGACTAACCGACGATCCTCATCTGTTGGCTTATGCCGCTTGCCTTGCATTTTTTA